GGATATGGCTTTTTGGTTTTCGAGGGAATCACATTCACGACGCTGTCGGCAGTGGCATTCCAGGTCCACGAACTCGGATTTGGCGAATAAATTATTGCGAAAGAGAGGGCTTTTATGCTTTCCACTATAGCAAACTTAAAGCTATACCTTGGATCGACTTCTGCGTCGGATGCTTACCTGACAACGATTTTGACCGCTGCAAGTTCAGCGATTGCCAAATTCTGCGGCCGCGACTTCGAGTCCACTTCTTATCTGGAACAATACGACGGGGACGGGTCCAGCGAATTGCATGTGGATAATTACCCAATTATCAGCGTGTCGATGCTTTCGTTGGGTAAGATTTCAGCATTTGAAATCATCAACACCTCATCGGACGCTTATAATGCTTCTGTGTCCGTCAATTCCACGTCGATGGTCCTGGTTGTTTCTGGCGGGGCCAACGCAGGTTCGTCTACGTTGACGTTGGCAACCTATACGTCCATGACTACGCTCATCGCTGCGATTGCCGCACTCAACAAAGGCTGGGGCGTCCTGGCGAACACCTCGTTGTCAGCTTGGTCGGCCACCGAACTCCTGCCAATGTCCGGATCGTCATGCTTCAACCGGTACGCGTCTGTTTACCTACCGGATACGCCGGAAACGGACTTCTCGGAAGATGCCAAAGCCGGTATCATAAAGCTGTGGGGTCATTACCCGGTTGGATTTCAAAACATCACAGTTAAATATACCGGTGGGTACGCTACCATCCCCCCTGACTTAGAACAGATTTGCATTGAACTGGCTAAAAGTTATCTTGATTCTGCGTCGCAAAACGCGGCGCTGCAAAGTGAGTCGATTGGCGGGTACTCCTATTCCGCAAAAACAACCAGCGGGATTCCGGATTCATTACGCGGGCGCCTGGGCGCGTGGAGGCGATACACATGAGCTTCGGAGGCCTCTTAAATCATACTGTCGATGTCATTCGGCCAATCGTGACGCAAACCGGAACAGGTGCAACCTCGAAAATCAACTCCACTCTCTTGTCAGATGTCCCCTGCACCGTGCAATCCAAGGGCGTCAACGCCGTGGATGCTTACGGCCGACCTGTCCACATCAATACTGTGGACTTGTTTTGCGAACGGAACTCTGATACATTACAAATATTGAGTACGGATATTGTCGATTTTAACGGCAACTTATACCGCATCACCGGAATCAATGATGCGGCCGGCAGAGGCCATCACCTTGAAATCTCGATGATTGAATTGGTCTGACATGGCAAAAGATGAACTACAATGGAATGGTCCGGCTCTGATGTTTGCGGTTTCTAAAGCCACAAACCGAGCCATGCGTATCGCCTGTATCACCGTCCAGAAGAACGCAAAACTTGCGGTGGGCGGCGCCGGTACCGGTCGCAAGTACAAACGCGGCAAGAAGTACCATACCGCATCTGCACCTGGAAAATCGCCAGCCAGAGACACCGGAACGCTTGCCTCCAGCATCTCTTATGAGGTCGGATTGGATAAAAGCAAAACAATGGTGCTCGGCAAGGTGGGCGGCGATTTGGATATTGTCAAGCGCAAGAAAGCCGGAAAAAAGAGCGGCGGCAATCCGGACTATGGCTCATATCTTGAAACCGGGACAAAGAACATGGCGGCCAGGCCGTGGCTTGCACCTGCCTTGAAAAAGAGCCAGGCGGCCATCGAGCGAATCTTTAAGGACGCATTGGAAAACAAATGATTGATGAAGTCGCAACAGCTTTTATTGACCTTTTCAACTCTACGCCAGGCGGCGACGCGTTGCGTCATTTAATGCCGGGTGGTTTGCATTTCTCACTGGCACCAGAAGCGACCGAAGGAACATACGGAGTTTTTGAATGGGAGTCGTCTGAAATCGAAGAGGTGATGGGGGCGGCGACGGACCGCATTGAAACCGTTTCTGTTCTGGTAACGTTGTTTTCAAAAGAGACCGATGGAGGTCATGCTGTTTTTGATGCTGCCGACGCGTTTATATCGCTTTACGATTGGGCAACATTGACATATAGTGGACTGCAACACGTCGCGTGCAAGCGAACGCGTGCGACGAATATTGGTCAAGAAGATGAGTATTGGCAGGTCGAACTACAGTATGAATTGATATTTACATAACAGGAGATAAAAAATGGCATATCATGGAAAAATTGGAAACGTAAAATTCAGCAGCGCTGACATTGTCAATGTTCAGAACTGGTCGGCCAGCGTTACCGCGGACACCGAAGAGGCCACCTCGATGGGCGGGGCATGGCAGCATCATCTCATCGGGTACACAGACTTTTCGACAACCGCAGAAGGCAAGAGTCAAAACGGTTTGGTCACTACAGGTTTGCTTGGCGTAGATGCGTCGCTGATTCTATCCCTGTCAGCCGCGGCTTCGGCTGGCGGTCCAAACCTTGAGGGCAATGCCATCTGTACCGAGGTGTCCGAAACCGTGCCCTACGACGGAATCGCTACCATCTCTTACGCGTTCGCCGGGAATGATGCTGATGGACTCGTCTATGCCGTGACGGGCGGCGTTGAGGTTCCGGCCGCTAATGATTTAAAGGCCTTTTATGGAAAAGCGGCATCTGTTGATATCGTCTCGACACCCATGACAAACCTGCGTGGATGGACGGTGTCTTTGTCGTGTAGCACCGAAGAGGACACAGTTGCTGGCGCAACCGGGAAAACACGCATGGCGGGCGTTAAGGGCGGAACAGCGAGCGTGGACACGTTGGCCAGCGGTGATTATCAGTTAGATGTTGGCGACATCAACATCATGAGTTTTCGGCGCACCGCGACACCCGGCGATGGGTACTATTACGGAACGGCTCTTTGCACAGGCATTGAGGCCGGTCTTGACAAGGCTGGTATCGCGGTTTATACATACAGCTTCGTCTTCATCGCTGCGGTGCTGACTCCGTTTAGCCCGGAAGTAACGCTGAAAGTTTCATAAAGGAAACGACTTATGATTGACATTGGAATTCTGGCAGACTTCGAGGGCTGGCGCAAAGAACAACGCCGGCGTGAGTTGATAGGGACGTATCGGGATATCTACGGCGACAAAATGCCGGACAATATCCTGACGTCCCTGGAAAGCGAGCTTGAGAAGATTGTCCCGGTGGCGGACATGGACTTCGGGAAGATGCAGATGAAGGATGTCTGTTTCCTGGCATGGAAGTCCGAACAACGCACCCGGCCCACAGCAACGCTTGAAGAAGTCTCGGCCAGCATTAACCTGGACAACCTTGAGTCGCGAATCAAAGAACTCTTTGGTGGGTTCGCTGCGGAGCTTCCCACAAAAAAAAAGCGTCCGCGAAGTCCACTAAAACGCCAATAATTGAGATTGCGATGCGTGTGGCGATGGCGTCGGGCGGTGCGGTGAGCTTTAACGATATCCTGGCGATGCCGATGGACCGCTTCGAGGCGGTCTGTACGGCGATTTATAAGGTCAACCGTGCCAACGCTGCACCGGACGCCGAAGACGCAACAGGCGCAAACGTGGACGCAGAAATGGCACGCCAGATAAGAAGTATTGAACGAAACCCGTTGATTCGGAAGGCCGTTTTATGAAGTTGGGAGCTATATTTGTCCAGATTGGCGCAAACCTCAAGCCGCTTCAAGCGGGGATGAAAAAGGCGCAGGCGATTGTTATCGCCTCTGCCAAGAAGATGGGGGCGGCTGGTTTCCGGTTTATCGGTAACGCATTCAAGAGTATTTTCTCGAACATTGTCAAGTACGCAAAATATGCGGCCTTGGCTTTGGTTGGTTTTTTTGCGTTGTCAATCAAAAAAGCCGCTGAACAGGAGTCCGCCGAGTTTAAACTGGCGGCCGCCATTGCCACGAAAACCAAAAAAGTTAATGAGACATTATCCGCATTTAAACAGTACGCTTCGGAACTTCAAAAAGTCACCACTCAGGGCGACGAGGCGACGCTGGCATTGATGCAGATGGCCATCTCGATGGGTGTTCAAATTAAGGACGTCCCGAAGGTGGTCAAAGGCGCTGTTGCCATGTCGAAGGCGTTTAATATCGATGCGAACAGTCTGGTCAAGATGATTGCACTGGCGAACATGGGTGAATATACCATGCTGCAACGCTATGTTCCGGCCTTGCGGGCGGCGACGACAGAGACAGAAAAAGCCGCCATCTTGCAGCAAACAATGGCCGATGCCATGAAGGTGGCCGAATCCGAGACGTGGACGTTTTCAGGGTCGTTTACGCAGCTTAAGAATACCATAGGCGACGCGATGGAGAAAATTGGCGGGCCGTTCTTGAAGACGCTGACTCGTGTGTTCAAACAGATGAAAACATGGATTGAGGCCAATGGTCCGATGTTTGACGCCTGGGGCGAAAAGATAAACGCTGTTTTGCAAACTGTCATGGTTCATTTGGGGTGGCTTTTCAACACCATTAAAAGCGGTAATTGGGACGCATTGAAGAAGTATCTGTCTGCTATGTTTGAAGAATTAAAGGGTGGTCTTTCGG